GAAGTGGTAGGAACAATGACTAATGCCTTACCTTTTATAGACTGTAAATAATACTTAAGTAGACTATAGATAATATAAGATTTACCACTAGCAGTCGGTGAAAGAATCAATGCTCTGTGATTACGAATAGCATGTGCGACCGCTCGTAACTGATATTCTCTTGGTTTATACTTTTCTTCTGTTATAAACTTCTCTAATTCATTTAGAGGAACATCAATCGTATCTTCTAAATCGTCGTGAAGTATAACCTCATAATCTCTTTCACTTGCGAAGTGTTTTATATGTTTAAGAAGACCAACATAGATTTGCCTTGTGTTGACATTGAATAGACGAATCTTTCCATCCCAATATCGATTACGAACAGAAGGCATAAACTTAGCTCCAGGAACTTCAAATGTAAAATAATCTGAAAGTTCTCTAGCAGTTCCTCGTTCACAATCTATCTTAAGAAATACTTCATCTTTTTTGTATACTTCTATCTTATCCACCAGTCACAAACTTATTCCAATCAATGGCAGACTTAATCTGAAACCCTCGATTGTTTAAACTCTTAATGATAGACTCTAAGTAGTCTACCTTCTCTTGTTGCATAGCAAGTTCTAAAGTAATATCTATAAACATATCATCAGACTCAATATACAACTGAACCTCATTCTTCAATAACTTCTTAAAGAATTGGTCTCTACCTAATTCCTGTAATTCTTCTTTATCTAATTCACCCAAATAGTATTCTAACAGTATTCGTTCTGTTTTCTTTTTCTTTGCGTAGATTTTCTTAAGGGCAACTCGTTCACCCATAAAAATTTTCAGATACTTATTGTGAATAGAAGGTATCTTAGCAGACTCCATACCTAATTCGGTTTCGTCTATCTTAGAATCTTTATTCCACTCAGTTACAATTTGTTCAATATTCATAGCAATATTATACCTTAAAAGTATATCAAAGTCAATATTTAAAAAAAGTTATTCAAAAATTTGACAAGTTAGTAAGAAAGCAGTATAATAGGGGTGTTCCCCTTCAAGAACTAATAGGCGCTAAGTAATGGTAAGGATATCATAACTACGGTAAGCGAATGTTACCGAACCCGCAAGATATTGTATATCAGACTGTTTCAAATCAAATTGTAGAGAGGCAAGACTTGTAGGGTATAAGTCTTTAAAACGAATCTCTATGTTAGGTTGATATTGAGCAGTAGTAATAACTAACGAAGCATCACTATACGGTTCTGTAATAGCAGCTCTCTGAGGGAAGTTATCTGGGAAACCTAACCCTTGTATCCAATCAAATATCTCTTGATAGTTTTTCATATCTTCATCTACTTGAAACTCAAGTGTTAAATCTGAAAACTCTATCTTCTCACCTGCTCTCTTTAATTTAGCAAATGGGTTCTGAACTTCTGTTTGACCCAAAGTAACATCAGGAATAATAGCAGATGTGCAGAAGTAATTCACATGCGGTAGTCTTTGTATATTAAACTTAAAACCGACTGGTGAGAGTAGTGATTTGTTATTTGGTTCTGATGGTCTTTCTGACATACATCTATTTATAATAGTTTTAAGAATAAAAAAAGCACCCCGAAGGGTGCTCTTTTATATGTGAGTTTTACCTCGAATTACATTAGGTTAGTAACCTTAGCAATTCTGTAGTAAATGTTACCATCACCAGAACCTAGTCTAGCAGCAACACCGTTAGCGTCATTAGTAGCAAATGGATTTGCAACCATACCGTAACGAGTCTTGAAACCAATCTTAGGTTGGAAAGTGTTCTCACCTACAGCACGAACCATTTGTAATGGAACATATGGGCAATAGAATAAACCAGCGTCGAATGCTGAAGAACCCTTATAACCGATTGTGTAGTATTGGTTAGTAGCATCTGCGAAATATGGGTCAACATATACACGGATACGACCGTTTAGAACACCAGCGAAAGTATTACCAGTATCATCTACTTGTAGGTTGTTGTTCAATGCTGGAGCATAGTCTAACACACCTGCCATCTGTAGAGCAGAAGCAACATCAGAAGAAGTAATCATAATATTACCTTTACCTCTACGAGTAGCTTTAGCAATTTCGTTAGCATCTCTTTCGATTTGGAACATAAGACCTTTGAACTTCTCAACTGACCAACGACCATTAGAATCAGTATCTAAGTCGAAAGTTCCAGCAGTTGTAGTGTTCTTTTGAGCACCAGCAACAGCAGAGTAGTTAATTGTTCTAACAACTTCTCTATTGATTTCAGAAAGAATCTCAGCAGATAGAATGTTAGATAATTCAGTCTCAGCATCTAAACCGTGAACTGCTTTAAGGTCTTGAGCAAGTTCCATTGTGTATTCTGCTTTAAGAGCACGAGTAACAGCAGTTACAGCGATTTTCTCAATTGAGAATGCCATTTGTTGGAAACCATTATTAGCAGTATCACCAAGTTTCTCAGCATCAGCAGTAGACATACCAGTTTCTACAGTATATCCAGAACCAGAAGCACGGTCGTTAGGATCAGTTCCAGTTTGACCAGTTCCAGCAGAAGCGTTAGCTGCCGCGATTGAAGCAGTGTTACCAGAAGCAGAAGCAGAGAACGAAGTATTAGACTCGTTGAATAGTGCTTCAGTGCCAGTCTGTGAATCGTATCTTGACTTCATAGCAAAGATAAGACCAGTAGGACCAGTCATTGGTTGAACACCTGCGATATCATAAGCGATAAGGTTAGGCATAGAACGACGAACCAGTGAAATAAGAACTGGGTCGAAGATATCTACAGAACCGTCACCAGCAGATGAAGAAGATGCACCCATAGCATTTGCTGGGGCAGCCTCACCTAGTAGTGTCGGAGCAAAATTACCACCGTGAGATGATTGTTCTCTGGCAGCAATCTCTTGGTTTTCTAGAAGTTGTGCAATTGTTGCTTTCTTGTGTGAATCCTTAATTGGGTCTAATTCAGGATGCTCAAGAACTGGTTGCCACTTCTTTTGAAGATTGTCTTGTGACATTTTTGTTTCTCCTTGTTAAAATTTATTTACGAATGCTTCTTGTGATAGCATCCATGTATCCGGACATTTCTGGAGCAACTTTCACTTCAGTTTCATCATCAATTTCCAGAGGTTCATCATCTAGGTCTTCAGTAATCTCTACTTTCTCTTCTTTAGGGAAGTAGTTTTCCTTAAGTGTATCAATTTTATTTTGATAAGACTCAGCATCGTCAAACTCTACACCTTCGGCAAGAGACTTTAACTTAACTGCTTGAGACTCAGTCAAATCGTCGCACGCATCTTCTAAGACTTTATTTTGCTTAGATTCAGCAATTTCTTTTTTTAGCTCGATGTTCTTTTCCATCTCAGCATTTAGATTCTCTTCTAACTCAGACATCTTTTCTGCCATCTCGTCAACTAGGTCAACTTTCTCTTCAGGAATGTCAATGTAGTTTTCAGTGAATAGTTGTCTTAGACCTTCCATAAAGTTTTCAGTGATTTCAGATTTAACACCTTTCTCAACTGCTAACTTGTTCTCAGTCATCCACTCTTCAGCAACATACTCTAGATACTCATCTAGTTTGTTAGTTAGAGATTCAATAATTTCTTCTTTTTCTGCTTCTAGTTCTGCTTCGATGTCAAGTTGAACACCTTCAACAACTTCGTTTACTTTAGAAACAACAGCAGCTTCGAAAACTGTAGTTGCTTTAGAAACGAACTCTTCAGATAATTCTTCACCCTTGAACATAGCAGCAACATCTTCAGAAACATCTACATCAGAAGCAGAGATTTTTTGAACTTCTTTAATAGAAACTTTCTCTTCTTCATCTTTTGTAAAGTCAACACCTTCAGACATCTTAGTATACATTGCCATTAGGTCATCTTTCTTCATTGCTTGTAGTTTACCTACTAGAGATGACATCAATGCTACTTTTGTCTTAGGCACTGAAGAACCCTGCTTAGGGTTGTCTTTTAAATCCGCATCGTTTGGTTTAGCACCAGGCGGTGTGTTTTCTTTGGTCTTTGGCTCAGGCACTTCAGAAGGGTCACCAAATGATGCCTTTGCTTCCTCCAACTCCATATCGTTATCAACAGTTTCGATAACTTCTTGTTCTAAATCTTTGTCAGACATTTGGAATGCTCCTATTAAAATTTTACAATATCTTTGTTTAGTAATTATTTATAAAAATAATACTTTTACTTATTTTTTAAGAGAGTTTAAGAAATTTTCAAATATTTGAAACTTTTTCGCCTCTACTTCTTTAACAGACATCTTAGAGACTTGTTCACGAACCATCTCTGCCTCTCTTGCCGTCCAAATACCATTTTCGAAAACCCATTCGGTTCCTTCCATGATACCATTAACAAACGCAGATGGAGCACTTGGGTCAGCAACGATATCACCTGCTGTAGCAAGGTAGAAATCTTTACCAACTTTTTGAACACCATTCTTGTCTGCTTGAAGAGTTCCCATACCTCTTGATGATACACCAAGTTGGGCTCCCTCATTTATTAATGACTTAACAATACCACCATAAGGTGTCTCAGTCATAATCTTTGCTTTACCTACGAAGTTATCACCATCTCTTTCTAACTTAGTAATCAAGTGAGATACTCTCTCAAGATTAATAGTTGGACCTTGTGGGTGACCTAACTCACCGTAAGCACGATTCTTATCTACATACTCTTTATTATAACGAGCAACTTCTTTTTCTAATACTTCTGCTGGGTATACACGACCATTACGGTTTTTGATGTTACCTTGCATAAAGACACCTTCGATGAAATAGTTTTTACTACCATCCTCTTTTGCCTCAGCAATGTATTGAATATCTTCGTTTACTTCTGCTAGTAGTTTCATATTAAGCTCCCGAACTTGCTACTTGAGTTCCGTAGAAAGTTGTAGCACCTCTTAGACCCTCACCAATATTCAAATCAATCTTGATACCATTTCCAGCACCAACATAGATAGTTCCGATATCAGCATCATCTGCGGTATTACGAACTGTTACTACAGCAGCAGCCGTATGTGTATTAAAAACCCAAACAGCAGTAGCATCTGTAAACTTAGTTACTGTTGTTGAGAATTGTGTAGCAGTTCCTTTAACTTTCATTACTTCTTCCCTTTCTTCTTATAAGACTCAGACTCTTCTTCCTCATCGTCATCTTCTTTCTCTTCCTCGTCATCATCTTCATCGTCATCTTCATCTTCATCTTCGATTTCAATGTTGACATCTTCTTTCTTACCTTTACAAGATTTCTCTTCTAAATCAAAAGCAAGTTTCTCTTCTTCAGAAAGTTCCTCGTCTTCTTCAGTTTCTTCTCTGATAGTTCCATTAAAGATATGGTCTTGTCCAGGAGCAGCAATGTAATCAGTCTTAGTTACATTATGCATGTTCTTGAAATCTTCCTCACCTTTAGCACGAGGTTTTAAAGTTGTTGCTTCGTCGTCAGAATCTTTTTGACCTTTAAGGTCAGCAGCAGAAAGACCAGTGCCTTCTTTTAATTCTAACTCTTCTAAAAATTGTTTAAATTTCTTCATCTGTCTCCACCTCTTGTGTGTCGTTCATAAAGTCAGCAGCAATCTTGTGTTTTTCAATTTCTACTGTTTGTCTAATTTTATCCATTAGTAGAGAATTTACACTGTTTTTAAAGTCTGATGGATTACCTTCCATAGCACTTTTTACCGCATCTCTCATTGTAACATCTGACATAAGATTCTCCTTTTGAATTATTTATAATATTTTAGAAATCGAGGTCTTCTTCGTCGTCACCGCCGAACTGTCCTTCTTTCTTTTCATTCTCAATTTGTTTGTCTTGTTCTTTCATATCATCTTCAGTCTGTCTAAGAACAACCTTACGAATATACTCAATTGAGAAGTATTTACCCGCATATTCTTCAACATCTCTAAGCAGACCTAATCTTTCTCTTAGTATTTCTGCTTCTTTCATTTCAGAGAAATAGTTATCTTCGATAAAATCAAACTTGATTAAATCTCTCATATCATTCCATTCTGCTTTAGTGATTACACCTTTAAGCAGTAATTGTTTCTCTAAGATGATAGTGAATAATTCTGAAAATTTATTTCTAAGTCTAGTAACAAAACGAGAGAACTTTAATTCATCTCTTGTAATTTCATTAGCACGACCCATCTGAAACGCATTCTCTGATTCTAATCTAGTGATAGGAACATTTAATGATTCGTATAATTTCTTTCTGAAATATAATACATCATCTAACTCACCTAAGTTTTGACCACTTGGTAGTGTAGATATTTCAGTTCCACGACCACCCTCTCTACGAGGTAACCAATAGTCTTCTAACATAGTCATAAACTTACGGTCGTCTTTTACTTCACCAGTGTTAGCATCGTAAACTAATTTGTTCTTATGCTTTGCCATCATATCTCTTAGATATTGTTCTGCCTTACCTTTAGGTAAGTTACCTACATCGATATAAAAGATTCTTCTTTCTGGTGCACGAGCAAGACGGTAGATAACCGTTGCATCTTCTAACATTCTAAGTTGGTTCAAAGGTTTGATTGCCTTATGTAAATGACTTAGAACAGCAGTGTTGTCATGATTAAGTATTCCAGAGTGACAATAGCAAATAGAATCAGTAGCAATTTTAATTCCGTCATTACCTGCTTTAACTCCTTTAGGAGAGTAGATATAGTATTCGTCATACTTCTTATCGAAAGGGTTTCTACGGTTTACTTCACCTGCTTTACCTTTCTTCTCTGTTCTAACCTTCTTAATTTTACGAGGGTCGATATAACGAATCTCTTGTATACCTTCTCTTGGTTTCTTAGTATCAATCATCATATGATAGAATAGTCTACCATCAACATACCAACGATTGAAAATATCAAAACCTTTTGTATTGAAGTGAAGAAGACCTAGTATTTTTTCATACTCTTCTCTAATTCTTTCTTTGATATTGTCTGGTTGTTCAATATCATCTAAAATGATTTCGATAGGGTGACCATCTTCGTGGTTAGCAATTGCTTCGTTTACAACATCATCGATTGCTTTCTGACACTCTGGTTGAGATGCCATATCTCTATATCTTGTGATGAGTTGTGCTTCGTTTTTAGCAGTTGCTTCTAACTCGACAGAAGTTCCGAATACCCCTCCTTCATTAACAGGAACGGCAGCATCCAGATTTTCTGGTGGTGTGAATGATTGAATTGTAGGTGGTGTCTCTGTCTTTTTACCGATAGAGTAACCGAATAATTCTATTGCCATATTTTTCTCACATATTGTATAAAGGGTCTATAAACTATATTTATAAGACCCTTCAGAATCACTTCAATTGAGTATTAGATACCGCCGGCGTCACCAGTAGAACCACCAGCAACTTCCCAATAATCGTATTGGAATGTTACAGTGTATTCTTGAATACCTTCAGTCTCCCATGCTAGGTCGATTGTAGATACTTCAGTTGGGAATATACCGACAAAGTTATATACTCTTAAAATTTCACCAGTCTTACTAAACTGTGTTACTTGTGCGTTACTCTTATATAGACTAGGAGCAGAACCACCAGTCCTCAAATTATTCTGCGGTGAATTAATAGAATGA